GCCACATTAGCATTTTACCTAGAATTACTTCTAGGGGGCTGATGCAGTACTCCATTATGTACCACCGGATCTTCATCCGAATGTACATATGCCGAGTACTCGGCTACGAAGTTATCGATTAACTCGATAATCATCGTCTGTGTCTTTTCATTGATTAGGGACGTCAAGAACTCTGTTCTTGCATCCTTAACTTTGGATGATGACACAACTGGGCGGGTAGTTATAGAGAGGTGACCTATGTCTCCTCTTAACTCTCGAATCTTCATCACTTGAGATATATGAGGATCGTCGTGTCTATTCGACACGATCTCTTCATAATCGTCGAACTCCTTATTAAGGGAGTCCGCTTCTGATGAATCCATGACCTTCTGTAATAGGGCGACTTTGTCGTCCTTAATCCATGAAGAATCAGGGAGTGTGATAACTGTCCGTGATTCAAATATCTCGTAAGAGATAGGAGAATCATTTCCGAGTTCCTTTATGGTTCTCAGGGCAGCTTTGGCACCTTTCAGTCCTCAAATTGTTGAGACTGGTTTGTGTCATCACGCGATTCAATCATTGTAGTTATAATTGTAAGTCTTATCGACTAACTTTTCATATCTACTTTGATATACAGATAAGATACTTTCACAAACGTGAACGTACTTTTCTGAGAGAGACCTAGACCAAATTCTTTTAAGAGTCTGTCTAGGATGTAAGCCTTGAACATCACTTAGCAATGGGATTGATAATATCAGTCTCATATGCGAAAGCATAGCTATCATGATGTCATGGTACTCCGATTTACCGTGCAGTGTGCACCACCCTCGGATCAACGTATCCAACTTGATGGTGTCGCCTATGGACTTACGTAACAGGTCAATCACTGTGTGATATATACTGTTTGTAAGTACACCAGGCGATAATGGAGTTATCTCAAGGGGACCTATGTTGGATCTGAACAGTAGCCTTTTGGCAATCTCAGAGAGATGCCCTAAGCCTGACAGTCCAATAGATTTACCCTTAGAGTAATCCATTCCAAGTGTGGCTATCAGAGACAAGTATTCTTTCGAAACTTGTTCACCTGATAACACTTGGTCATCACCAAGTATACGATATGTGTCAATCTTATAAGGATTGACCCCACACCTGTACGCTGCCAAGCGTACAAGTATATGGTGGGAGAAGGCAGCCAAAGGGATCGATAAATTCGTTCCCTTTGGTTGTCCAACTTCGTATCGTATCAACTCCGGTTGAGGATCCATTGTTTTACGATGGATTCTGAACTGACGTGCGGATCCCAGTAGAGTCTCTAGACTTGCGCAAAGACCAACAACCAATTCCCGTTTGAAGCCCAGAGTACATAGAGTTTCCTCTAGTACTATTAACTGGATTCTGATTGGGAAACGGTCAGTGATTGCTGTTATATCTATTGAAGCAACAGGTTTTCCTGTTCGCATTCAATCAGCAACACCGTTTGACCCTTTGTCTTGATTTACGGTACAATCTTGTTGTACTCGAGCTAATAAAGCTTTCAAGACATAGTAGATTGGATGACACAATAATTGTGTCACATAATCCATTTGCGCTATTGATCTCACCTTACCACCCTTATCGGGTATTAAGGAAACACAGGAAACTGACTGATATCAGTCTCTGTGTTTGCCGATTAAAGTCTTTAGTTTGGGTTTATCAGCAACAAGCTGGTTTATCCTACTTCAGACCGTATCGGTACCGATCAATTCTAGAGCCTTAGACAAGGCCTGAGAGTACGGAGAACCGGCAAGGGCGATCGTATTTAAGAACGTTCATAACGTTCTTGCCTCAGAAGGATATAATCCTCGAGAGATACACGCTAATTCTATGAAGAATGTAGCTATCGCTGGCCCGGTCCCTGTACTTGACATTCTAGGTACGATAATCCCATAGATTGACATTAAATATGTCTTTCCAATAGGAAGTATCTTCCCAAGAGTGTTCTCAGGTTTTATTATATGTTTCACTCAGCCATTGACAACTGTTCTCAGTTGTCGCTCGATTAGTCCATCCGACCAAATGTCGGTACTCACAGCTCTTTTGGGAGCTGTTAAGTTGGACTCGTCGATATGGCTGTGTAAGAATTTATTCTTAACATGTAATAATCTTGTTAGATTTATGATAGTTAAGATGATCCTCAATCTCCAGTATGGAGAATGAAGACTACTTAACAACAGCAACATGTTATCATGTACTGTTCTTGGTACTCCTGGTCTAGATAAGAGATTACTGTAGTAGTTATACTCAGTGTTCTTATTGAAGCCTTCTATACGTCCGATAGTGTAACCTTTTCGGTTATCAACTAAAGGACTGTGGAAAGACATCGTAGTATCATGGTATTCAGCCATGTACTTACAGATTGCGGAGTCCCCAGTATCTAAATCTAAGCATATATCGTCTTTTAGAGACTTATATGTACTAAGGTGACCTCAGACCATGTTGGTTAACATCGTTAACCCCATAGTTTGAGCACGTGACGATCACTCGTCACGTTCTTCTCTACTGATTTGACACATTAGCCCTGCTAATGTGCTCAAGGAGTCACCTCATCTGACTAAGTCAAATGAGCGTGGGACATAGTAAACATTACTATGTATATCAACTCCCCGAGGGGGTAGTGTCTTGGTATTTGAGGAACTTAACAGAGGCATAAATTGCCGTAATCTGTTAAAGATGTTTCCTCATTTACC